CTAGGAATAGTTAAATTTTCTGTATTGCTCCCAGCACATCTACTAGCAAACTTTTCTAGATTACCAAAGTTAGGTCTTTTCATTTCTGCCTGCCCTTGGATGAGCTAATCGTAGTTGCTCTTGTATCTCAAACTTTGTTTTATACGGACCTTCAAACTGATTACGTGTTAGTGTAATCAGTTTTGGGCAATAGGCTTTCATCCAACCAGTTTCAAAGTTAATAATATAGTAACCTGCACAATAGAAACTCTGACTTTTAACAGTTTTAGTGTAAAGTGGTAATTTACGCTTTACATCAAAGATTTCATTATGTGGCTGTGTCTTACATGGATACTCATGAACGTTAAAATTGTCCTTTACAGGAACTGTTGACTCTATAAGATTATTAAAACTAATCTTTGTCTTTTCTGTAAGTGTGTCCTGATCAGGAAATCTAGCATTTTTATTATTAACAGTTAACACAAAGTCTTTGTCTCGGCGAAGTGTGCCAACCTTTTCTCCATTTTTCTCTACAATCCAAAACTTGTCTTGCACAATAGGTTTAGCGTGTAACATTATATCCTCTCTGTAACCATTCTGCATATTTCGTAGCATCATCAGCAATCCTTTTCAGTTCGTATTTCCCACAGAACTTTAAGAACTTAGCACCAACCATTTTGTTAGTTTTAGGCTCCATTTGACCACGCATCGTGGTATCAATGTCCTCTTTAAGTTCTTCAGGTTGTGCAGTAAGATCTACAAGCGTTCTATTCCGTTCGTAGTCGTCCAACACACGGTGCTCTTCACCGTTATGATCAGTCCAGCGTTGTAGCATCATGTTATTCCAGTTAAAGCCTTTGCTATTACGATCTGCAAAAGCCTCAAGTAACCCAACTTTGTTTTTAGTACCTTTTTTGCGAACACCAGGGTAAGCACTAAACACATTGTCACTAGTGTCACCACGCATGCACTTTTCAAACAGCAACCATTCTGGATCTGGAGCGTCCTTTACATCGCCTGTTTTCTTGTCTTTAACAGGCTTACCATAATCGTCTACGATACCTTCTAGTGACATCATATGATTTTGGATGCCATTGTACTGCTTGACATTAGGTGCAATAAGTTGTGCAAAGTCACTATCACTACTTACAATAACATGATTGTCTTTAGGATGCATGTTAACCCAACGTGCAATGATATCATCTGCTTCAGCAATATCGCATCTTAGTACACTGCAATTAGCACTGTCCTTTAAGAATGTTGTCATATCATCATAGGTATCCCAGAACAACTGATCCTCTTCTTGCTGTTGTTCTGTGAGTGCATCACGAGCTACCTTGCGATTCTTCTTGTAAGGCTCATAGTAGTCCTTGCGCCAGGATCTGCCTTCAAGTGCAAACACAACATGATCAGCACCAGCAATGCGCCAGGCTTTGTTAACTGCGCTCATAGTAACATGCATAGCAAACCCTAGTCGGGTCCATTGATCCATACCGCGATGTGCAGCATAACGTGCTCTAAAAAATGTATTAGCAGTATCTACTAGCAGATAAGTTTTCATTTAATACGCCTTGGTGTTGGGTTAATCATACGTGGCTTTACTTTTATTATATTACTACTACTTGTAACATCTGTCAACCTAGGCAGGAGATATTTTGCCCATGCATTATGCGCATCTTCTCCATAATGGTAACCGTTGTTAACTGTTTTGAAGCCTTGGGCTTCGCACCAATGCCAGTATGTGCCTGCTTGTGTATACGGGTCCAGATAACAATTGTCCCAGTCTACTTGCTCTTCTATATTTCCAAAATGGCTATAACTATTAAAGAAAAGGTGTTTAATTTTTTTTTCTTGCAGGAAGGTATGTAGCTTATATAATGCTGTATGCCATTGCTGTTCTTTTTCTATAAGCACTTCTATTGTTTGATCTATTACCCATTTTTTATAATCGTCCTGCAAAGACTCTGGTAACTGATCAGTTCCGCTTGCTGTTACTTGGAATGTTTGATCTTCGTGTTTCCACTCTTCACGTTCCCATGTACTCCAACCAATAATAATAAAATTTTGACTAGCGTGCCTTTGATCTAAAAAATCACGGGTAGTACGTAAAATGCGATGATTACTACTTGCACTGATTGCCTCGCAGTTATATCCAGCATTAAGAATCTTTGCTAGTTTATATCCAAAACTTTTGTTTAAACATCCAGGATGAGCCAGTTCTCCCATGTGTTTTAGGCCAGGATCATCACTTGCAAAGCAATAGTCCGCGACGAGTTCTGCACCAGCAGTATGGCTATCACCATTAAAATATAATTTCATTATTATCTATATTCTGTGCGGCCGTCACCTAAATCATTTTTGGTAACCATTGCTTCGTCATTTTCGTAACTTTCTAATACAACGTGTCTACAAACATCTTGGAACCAACGATCAACTATATCGTTTTCATCCTCGTCTTTGTATCCCGCACTCCATAATTTTTTAATAAAGTGCTCATTCCAATCAAGTTCAAACGCACCATTACCTGGATTATCTGGATCAACTTCTACTTTTAATACACTAACCCAGGCTTCACCTGCTTCTGTAGCAATTTCTTTTTCAGATTTCTTCTTCTTTTTAGGCTCCGGCTTGGACTCTACTTTCTTAGCCTGGCCCATTCCCATTGCGGTTTTAACATCATTTAACAATCCCATTCTACAAATTCTCCTGTTTCTATTTCCCAGTCACGTACTGATTCAGCAGTATTTTTTCCAAGCACTACACTTGCTGCTCTAATTGTATTGCCGTGACATACAATAATATGAGGTAGACTAGGGGAGTCTTCTAGTCCGTTTATAAATGTGGCAACTCTCGAAGCACATTCTTTAAGACTTTCACCATCTTCTGGTTTGTTATTCCAGCCTCGTCTAATATTCATAAATTCTTTTTCACCTAGTTCATTAAAAAGATCTTCTTTATTGCGTCCACTCCAGATTCCATAGTCTCTCTCACGGATTAGCGCATCTATCTTAATATCTTTAAACCAGGGTGTACTATCAAGAATAATCTTTGCAGTATAATAACTTCTACGTAAGTCACTACAATGGATTTCTGCAATAAACTGATAATTATTTACTAGTTCTGTAGCAGTAGTCATTGCTTGCTCAATACCAAGTTGGGTAAGATCTGGATCATGCCAGCCTGTACTACGATTTTCTGCGTTGTATTCTGACTGGCCGTGTCTTACCCAAATTGTTTTCATTGATGCTTTCTAATCCTGTCTACTAGATCAAGTTCCCCAGGCGTTGCCAAAGACGTCAACGTGGAGTCTGGGACTGTAACGGTATCCTTTTTCCAAGGCAAGATTCGCCACACCTTTGCCATTCTGGAAGTAACTATCGCTCGTGCCCCCAACAGCCATAAGGTAAACTGGCGCCACAACCCCCGCCGATCTGTATTCTGAAACAGCTTGGTCAACTTCTCCCACATCCACATCATCACAAACAACAAACTTAAGATAAAGGTGGCTATTAGTAATAGTAGTGTACTCCCGAGCAACATCAGGCTTGATAGCATCAACCCAGCTATGTCCACTAACTGATAGTTTCGGGGAACAAGAGAATGTAATGTGTAGTCGTTGATTATCCTCAAGATACGATTTGAATTCATCCGACAAAGATTGGGTAGTATTTGTTTCAAACGTGACATTTTTTAAGTCCTTCATGCGTGGATGGTCTAATAGTTGTATATATGCTCGTTGCCACCCCAGTAGCGGCTCTCCGCCTGTAATCACTAAATGAACATCCTGTCCGTTTTCTTGCGTCCAGCATCCGTTAGGTGTTAAACTTAGTAGATGCTCTACAAGTCCGTCTACGTCTGTTGTAGTTTGGAACTTTTTAAACGCAGGATGCCATGCCGCATAACTATCACACCCTGTTGTTGCTAGTGGGAGATCATCCAATTTCTTATAAAGATGTGGATTTTCGTTAACTTGTGCTGCAATGTCATCTGGCTCAGTGGTCTTGGTGCCGGGCGGCAACCCAAATCCTCCGCATGTGAAATTACAACCATACATACGGAGGAAGACACTTGGCACTCCTGTCCATCTACCTTCTCCCTGTACACTATAAAATGCTTCTGTGTATCTAACTTTCATGTCCGCCCTTAAATTAGTTGGTTAAGTTTTTCGATCATCTTTTCTTTTGTTTCACGACGATCTAGTTGAATGCCTTTTGCCGCTGCCCATTCGTCGATAGCTTTCTTAGTCATGCTTTCGAAGTCAGGAACAGTATTAGTATTCCACCATTTTTTAAATATTTTAAACATTAAATTCTCCATCTTCTCTGTGGCCAATTCTCATAGCCATATTACTTGTTGTTTCACGTACTTCAACTTTACAACACCAAACACGATGCTCTTCACTATAATCCGGAAGTAGGATAGTATTGCAATACTCATATAAGAAATCAGCAATACCCTCACAACCAGTCTTCTCAACTTCTGTAATCTTAGCAAGGCCCAGTTTACCCAAGTTAAGTAGATGTTCTCGTTCTGGGTCATCTTCTGCAACCAGCAACGTATGATCAAACCAATCTTCTAAGTTCTCTTTTAATGGACGTAGTCCACCAAAGTCCATACACCAGTTACGTGCATCTAATGTGTCACACTCGAATTCAAAGTGAAAGCTGAGTGCATAGCCGTGAATCATATTACAATGACTGTCGGCTCTCCATTGGCGATATGCTACTGGTCCTAGGTGTGTGTAAGTCTTTGTACTAATATATTTTGCCATTTTTATACTCCTTGGTTATGGAGTGTGCGGAATTTTTTAAGAGGGGCGAACACGAAGTCCTCTTTAATATTAACTATTGTACTATATTTATTAATCAGTGTCAACATTAGTCTTCCACCATTCTTCATATGGAAATACAATCCATACATTTTCTTCTGCTTTGTTGACTTCAACGGATGAATATTGAACATCAAACTCACTGCTAAGATTATTAACTACTGTAGCGAAGCGAACATTATTACCCCATACTTCTTCCCAACGTGCATTATCTGGTAAACAACCTGATGGCCAATCTTCTTTAATCCACTGGAATGTAGCGCCAGTGTCATTGATGTCATCTACAATAAGTATATTCTTGCCTTTTCGTCCCGCTTGTTTTTCCCAGTCTGGCACACCAAATGCATCTTCTGCCATCCAGCAGTTGGACTCTTGGGTGTCGCCATCACGTAGTCTGACGTCTAGCGTGTACATGCTTATTTGTAAATAATGACTAAGCATAACAGAGAGTGGCAATCCACCGCGGGTAATGCCCACGATGTAATCGGGTTTAAATCCATCTCTCATCATGCCTCTTGAAATCTCAAGGCACCCTGTTTGGATATCTTTGTTTGTTAAATATAGTTTTTTCATTTTTCTATTATACTACCGTTAAAAGTTAAAGTCTATATTCGTAGTTGTCTGTTTCATAATTCTCTTGTACCAATGTTGCTCCATTGCCTAAATGAAACCTACGTGCCATATCTGTCTTAGGACTTAATGTAATCACTCGTTTAATTCTAATATCGTTGAGACATTCTTCTAGTACCCTAAAAACAATACCTCTACCTGCCCTGGGCGCCATACTCCAAACTGTGTATGCTACGGCAATACTGCCGTGTTTCCCGTCAAGTACTGCATCTTGACTCATTAGGTCAAGATCTG